CAATGGCAATCTGGCACCCCTCAACTGCGCTCATCATAATCCGAAAAGCGCCGCCGATACCCGCATCCATTTCCGCAGCAGTCTGGTCGGCAACCCCGCCGACGTTCTTCAGCCGCGAAATGAACTCGTCCAACTGTTCCACGTTCCCGCCGAGCTGAAGCCCGGCAAGTGAGCCGCGTAAATCGAAGATTTCCTCGGCGAAGGCGAGCCGTTCGGCGGTCGGGAGCTTGTTCATGTGCTTGGCGATGTCGCCGATGATCTCCGGCATCGCCCGAAGATTCCCGTTGGCGTCCGTCGTCGTGATTCCGATTGCTTTGAGCTTGTCCTGCACCTTGGTTTTGGCAAACTGCGAATAGGATTTCCGCAAGGCTGTGCCTGCCAAGGAACCTTTAATGCCCATGTTCGCCAGGACACCGAGAGCACCGGACACGTTCACGATATTATCGTTCGCGGCCGCAGCCTGCGGTCCCGCCATCTTCAGCCCTTCGGCGAGGTCAGTCAGCGTCTGCGCCGATCCGTTGGCCGTGGCAGTCAGGATGTCGGCCACGTTCGCCATTTTCGAAGTGTCGAGTCCGAACACCCTCATGTTATTGGATGCGATCTCGGCGGCTTGTCCGAGCTCGGTTCCGGTCGCGCGAGCGAGGCTCAGGACGGCGGGAACAGCGGACAGAATCTCGTCCGGCTTCAGGCCCATTCGCCCCATCGCCGTCATGCCCTCGGCCACCTCTTTGGCCGTGTAGGATGTCTCGCGTCCGAGTTTCTCGGCAGCCTCGGTCAGCCTCTTGAACTCGCCCTCGGTTGCGCCTGACACGGCCTTGACCATGCGCATGGCGTCGTCGAAGTCGGCGAACGTTTTCGTGGCGAATGCCATCGGTGCAGCCAGAACTCCGGAGACGGCGAGCATGTTCTTTCCGATGCCCGTCAGAGCAGACCCGAAGCTCCTGATCTTCTGCTGGGCCTGCTTCAGCCCCCGTTCAAGTTTCGTCTGGTCGAGCAGGATTTCGACGTATGCGCGTCCCGCTTTTACTTCGCCCGTTGCCGTGCTCATGTTGTTCCTTTCCTATTCTGCACAATGAATTGTGTCATCCTGCCTAATCCGGTATCAAGATTGTGCAGAATCCTGTTTGCACCAGATGTCCCGCAGGATGCTGACCGGGGCTTTCGTTTTCTGTTTTATGTTGTACGGATTGAAATCGCTCGGCTTCACAGTTCTGCTCTTCTTCGGGTCACGAAGAACATTGGCGATCAGAGCCATCAAGGATGCTGTCTGCCCCCACTCGAAGCGGCCACGAGCTTCCGTCATGCGAACGAGTTCGCGCAGGGTGAATCCGTTCGGGTCTATTCCGCAGATCCCTGCGCAGTCCCAGATGAGCCTGTCAACCGATCCAGCTCGGAGACCACCCGGCTCTCGAACCCGTTGTTCAGCTCGGCTTCCAGTTTCTTCCTTGCGGCTTCGCTGAACTTGCGGCTGGCGGACAGAATTCTCTGCATGACCATCCGCTTCGACTCCGGGAAAAAATTGATCACTTCCTCCAGAAGTGCCGAGGTCGCATGTTCGATGGAATCTCCGGCCATAGCCTCGCCGAAGTCCTCGTCCGTGACGCCGAGCTTGTCGGCCTGAGGTTTGCAGACGGCATAGAGAACATCCACGAGCAGGACCGGGTCGGAGGAAAGTCGTTCGAGCAGTTCAGCCGAGGGTTTGTTGTTCTTGTCGAGCTCCACGATGCTGTTGAGGTCGACCTTACAGAGGCCGCGAACACGTTTGACGGTCGCCACGGTGACTTCGAGCGTCCATGTGCGGCCTTTGTTGTCGGTGAAAGTTTTCATCGTTCACCTCACACCCAGACAGGAGCGCGGTCGGAAGCGGTCGGTTTTGCGGTGACCTTAACGGTGACGGCTTCCTCCAGGGGCTGGTCAACCGTAAAACCGGTGACCGAGAAATCGGCATCAAGGCCGTGTGCCGTGGTGTCGCCGTCCGTCACGAACAGCGAGATCGGCGTGTTCGTGAAATAGGCGGTTTTGAACGCGAGAAAATCTTCGTCTTCGGTGTCGTAGAGGATGGTGATTTCGAGCGAGGCTTCCTTGAGCGTGGCGACGCTCAGTTTCCAGCCCTTCGCCTTTCGGGTGGTGACGTCTGCTTCGCCGGATTCCAGGGAGAGGGAGACGTCCTTGACGTTCGTGACCTCAATCGTCCCCTGAGTTCCGGCAGTGCCGCGGAACAGTTTTGCATCAAGACCAAGTTTGATGGCCATAGATAGATCCTTTCATTGTTTTTTGACCGCGTTTTCCCACAGCTTCGGGAGCTGAGGCGCAGTCTTGTTCAAAGTCGGCCCCATGAGGGGACGTTTCGGGTAGCGGCGTCTGCGGTACATCCCGCCGAATTCGTGGCCTGTCATTGACACGCCGATGAACTTTTTGGCCGGACCGATGACCACGCTCATTCGGTTCTTGTCCACGCCGAACAGAATCGAGCGTTTCAGCAGACCGCGTCTCGTGTGCGGAGGCGTTCCCTTTTCCGAGGCGCGTTTCGATTTGTGGACGGCATTCCGTGCCGATTTTCGAACATACGCACCCGCACTCCGCAGAGATTTGTAATTTGCCTTGTTGATTATCCCCAGAAGCCGCCTCGAATCGAGTTCGAAACGCATTTTTACTGGCATTTTGGTGTAAATCGCTGATTTTTTGCTGGAAAATAACTTTTTCCGCTTGACATGAGCTGGGAGCGAGGTTATATTTACATAACCCTTAACCTCAAACCAACAGAGGAGTGTTCATATGAAACACAGTTTCTACGACGTCAAAATGAAGAAGAAAGTCACCGCCGAAGTCACCAAAGCCGTGAAGTTCGGCAAAGGCACTCGCACTCGTTATGCGTTCAAGGCCGAAACGAAAGATGGTCGTTCTCTGACCGCTTTCGTCAAGAAGGCTGATTGGGATGCTTTCAAGAAGTAATCCCCGCTTCAACTCCATATGAGTTCCCCGACGCTCTGGATTCGTCCAGGGCGTCTTTTTTTACGGCTCCACCCGCCTGCAGGTATCCCTGAAAACGAGCTCAATGACGCTCGTGAACTGGTGGCGCTCCCGCAAATCGTCGGCGGAATAGATCGGATTGAATCCGACCGACACGCATTTCGCGCCGCAGAATTCCGTATTCAGAAACCCCATTCCGAGTTTCTCGACGGTCGCAAGTAGTTCGTCCAGCTCTTCGTCTTTCGCCCTCTTCATAAAGCCGATTTGGAGCTTTACCGTGCGTTCCTTCAAAGCTCTCGTGATGTTCTTGTAGCTCAGTTCAATCGGGACGACCACGACTTTCAGCTCTTCGAGCTCACGAAGCGTGAATTCGGGGGCCAGTGCAGGCTTCGCATGCCAGTCATCGAGCGACGCGGCAACCGCCTCGCTCAATACAAGACAGTCCATAGCGTCGTTCATCTCCGCATCAGCTCCATAAAGATGTTACCCATTGCCGCGATCAGCGCGATAACGGCTGCGGCGAGCGTGGAAAGCATCGTCTTCTGAAGTTCGGCGGCAGGCTTGCAAGGCGGGAAATGATGCTGACCTGAGCCGAAATGCATGTTCAGCATTCCCCTCAGTTCCGCGATATCCAGCCGAGCCTGGTTTACCTCGTGCCAGAGGTCACGGGTGTCCGGCACATTTTCCTTGTTTTCACTCATCTTTTACCGATCTCCTTGGTATGGATTCTTCTTACTTCATGGATGGTCCCACTCCACCGCCAGACGGGTTCGTCCTGCGGCGCCAGAACTTCATACTCGACGCCATCGCAGAAAATCTTGTCCCCCGATTGCGGGTCTTTCGGCAGAACCTCGGACGGGATCAGGAAATCACGCGAATAAACGTGGATGGTGATTCCGTAGGAGTTCTGGACTTTGAACAGCGTCTTTCCGAGTGTGGCATGAACACGGAGCCGCTCCCCGTCCCTGCGGAGATATTCCACAGGAACGGAGAGCCAGTCATTCCGTTGGGACGACAACCACTGTTGGCCTTCTTCCAGCAGTCCCATTGTGCTTAACTGGCCGCGATGACACCCGCGGAACGAAGGGCTTCAAGGATGGAATTGATCTTCTCTTTCAGGATGCCCATCGACTCGGAACACCCGGAGTCGCTCGTGAGCGTTCCGAGGTCGGCGATGGCAGGAGCCGTACTGCCGGAACCGCCTGCGGTGCCGCCCGCAGTACCGGCGTTGAGCAGGTAGTAGACGGATTCGGAACTCGCCTGAGCATTGTAGACGGCAACGCCGAGATAGACGTCGGTTTTTTCTTTCGTGGCGACGCCGTTTGCGGCATCGTAATAGACGGCCTCGCCGACGTCGATGGCTTCGTCCGCCTTCGGAGTTTCGAAGACTCCGGACACGGCGAGAGCGCCGAGTTCACCGGCTCTGATGTCGAGGCGGGTGATGCCGACGAATCCGGGAAAAGGAACAATGGTTTTTGCCCGGATATCGGTTTCGGGACGGTAATCGATGGATTCGCCTTTCTGAATATAGCGAGCAGACATGAGTATATCTCCTGTTGATTTTGAGTTGAAGTGAGGAGGCGGGGATCAGCCCGCCTCCGGGAAAGGCTTAGCCGTTGGCTGCGCCAGCGGACTTGACCATACCACGATGATCCTGTTCCCTGATACCGAGGTCGAAATAGACCCTGAACCAGAGGCCGAGCGTGTTGAAATCAGTTTCACCACGCTCCACGGTCGGGGTGCGCTTGCCGCGCAGATATCCGATTTCGAAGGTGTCGGTCTGGCGCGGATCGCCGAAGAGGTACCACGCATTCGCAGAAGCTCCCTCATAGGCGCTGTTGGCGAGGTACGGAGAGCTGACCACCTGCAGGTTTTCATCGGCGAGGATGTTGAGCGCAGGACGGACGACATTGTCGGAGCCGCCGGCAGTGATGAGCGTTGCTCCGCGGGTGAGTTCGATGGCGAGGTGCTTGAGTGCAGTCGGGACGAGCAGGAACTTGGGCTCGATGCTGATCGGCTGACCATCGGCGTCGACCTGGTCCAGATACAGCTGAATGGCTTTCTTCAGGGATTCGAAGGACAGCGCACTGGCGGCACCCATGAGGAGGTTCTTGTGCTGGGTGCAGAACAGAGGCTTGCCGTCGAGCTGAGTCGGGTTTTTCAAGAGGCGCGAGAAGAAGAGCTGATCGATCAGACGAGCCGCGCGATTGCCCATCGCCGTCGGAACTTTCATGAACGCACCGAGGTCATCGTTGATGATCATTTTTCTCGTCAAACAGAACTTCTTGCCATAGGTTTCGATTTGATTTTTCGCGGCTTCTTCGGTCACTCCACCGTCTTTGATTTCTCCGTCAGCGCCGACCGGAAGCAGGTCGCCGACGTCCGTCAGTCTGAATCGATCGTTCTCTTTGAAGTCATTGAGGTCCCCGGTGGAACACAGCTTGGTCGCGATCACGGGCTGAGACTCGTAGCTCTGCAGGAGCTTTTTGTTGGCCACATTGCTCAGGATACCCGGCAGGGACACGCTGGAAAATGCCGCACGAATGGTCTCATTGTCGAAACCGCGGCCATACGGGATGCCGTCCAGCTTCATACATTCGATGAGGAGCTGTTTCAGCGGCATATCCATTTCCTTCATGCCCGCTTCGATGGTCTTTTCATCGAAGGACTTTTCCAGGACTTCGGGGGTGACGCCGCAGCGGAGGCACATCGCGGCCTCGATGGTCTTGCGAAGTTCGTTGCCTTCGGGCTCGGTTTTCACGGTGATGTGGACGTCGGCGGCAGGACGTTCGGCGCGGATGGTTTCGAGGACCTTCTTCGTCACGACTTCCGGCGTCCAGCCCGCGGAGATCGCGTCCTTCTCGATTTCGGGAAATTCGCCATCGCAAATGGCGCGGATTGCGGCGACGCGCTCGCGTTCGGCCTTGACCGCAGCAGCGGCGGCTTCGCGGGCAGCGGCGGCCACGTCGACGGCGGCGGGCTCCGGCTTGGCTTCGGGCTTGACTTCCGGCTTGGCTTCCGCCTGGATTTCGGGCTTTGCATCGGCCTTGATTTCCGGCTTCGCTTCGGGCTTGGCTTCCGGCTTCACGTCAGCCTTGGCCTCGACATCTTTGTTTTCATTCATAGTTTCGACTCCTTCCTCTTCATGGTTAGGGTTCTTCAGTTCGAAATTTGCTGTGACTTTCAGATTTGTGTGGGCGTCAGCGCCAACGGCGACAACGCTCACTTCGCGGAGGGCGGACTTGCGGACATGATAAAACGGTCCTTCAAACTCCTGTCCGTTTACCTCACGCTTGCCTCGGACGAGCTCACATTCCTTCACGTCAGCGCCGATGGAGAGTTGCCAGTCGGCTCCTGCCTTGCTCTGGGCAACGATGTCGGCGGCATCCGGGCTGTCGGAGATGATTTCGCCCGTGATTTCGAGCACATTGTTTTTCACGCTCGCCGAGACCATCCCGATGCGGGCGCTCGTCCGGTTCTCATGGTTTGCGAGCAGAGGAACGGTTTCCGGGAGTTCCATTCCGCTCAGGTCGACCACGACCGGATTCTTCCAGCCGGGCAGAGACATCTTCCCGCCGGAGTACGCAGTACCGACGATTTTCGGACGTG